CAGGGAAGACACCATCTGTCTGCGTGATGCAATGGTACTTATGGTCTAATCGGGGTATCGGCACTGTATGGGCACAGCCTAAATCTCTCCTCAAGAAAAACAAGCGGGAACTGCTGCGGTTCACCGATTTCAAGGACGAAGATGTCGTCATCGTCGACGGCACTCCCAAGCAGGTGGAGAAGCAGCTCAATTCAGGCGCAAAAGTGTTCCTGATGGGGTTCCGGCGGCTGACTCTCTGCTGGCGGAATCTTCCGGCTTTCGTGAAGGCCGTTCACATCGACGAGTTTCACATGGGCTACAAGACTGCGGACAGTCAAAACAGCCTTGCGCTCTTCAAGATGTTCGACTCAGGCCGGATGGAGCAGTTCCTGCCCATGACCGGTACGTTGATCGACGGCAAGTTGACGTCGGCCTACCCAGCCATTCGCGTGATCGAGCCTCGCTACTATCTCTCCCACGAAAACTTTCTCGGTTACCACGGGATCAAAGATATCGATGGCAAGATCGTCGCGTGGAAGAACCATGAGAAGTTGTCGAAGATCTTCGGCCGGCACGCCATTCTGCGGACATTTGCCAGTGTCCATGGTGAGCAGGAAGTCGTTCATGTCCCTGAGATGGTGGATATGGAGGACAAGCAGCGGACCTACTACGACAAGTTCCACGACGACGCGGTGCTCGAGCTCGAGACGTTCTACCTAGACGGCACTCTCCCAGGCGTGGCCTTCACGCGTGCTCGGCAGCTGATGGAGCATCCAAGTGAGTTCCCAGACCTGGCCAACCCTGGCCAGTTCATCGACATCCTCAACGGTGAACCCACCGGCAAGGAAGAGCGGCTCAAGGTCCACTTCGAGGAGCACTATCTCAGCGAGAAGCCACTCATCATCTTCACGCCTCTCATCCCGCAGCAGATGCGGGTGGCCAAGCTGCTCGAGCAGCACAAGCTGAGCTTCGTCGTGATCAACGGTTCGATCTCTCAGAAGAAGCGTGACGAGAACAGTGACGCCTTCGAACAAGGCCGTGTCCAGGTCGTGCTCGCCACACCACAGACGGCGGCGTTCGGCTACAACTGGCAATTCAGCGGGAAGAGGGAAGTGGATCACATGATCTTCACCGCCCTTGACTTCGGTGACGCCACGTTCGTCCAGGCTCGCCAGCGAGCAATCCGTGGCAAGCGATCGTCCCCTCTGCGCCTGACAACTCTCGAATACTACGAGAGTCTCGATCAACACATCTGCAAACTCATCCACCGCAAGAGCGTGGATGCGAACAAGGTCGATCCATCTCGACCCGTTCTCCAGCTTTCCGGCTTCGAAGCGAAGAAAGAAAAACTTGCTGCGTAAGTTCCAAGAACTCACGCAGTTTCGATCTAAAATTCTTTCATGTCTCGTGCCACATAGCTCTCACCACTCCGGTGGAAAGCACTAAAACTCTCACATCAACGAAGACAGGAACTTTGAAAATGAGCAATCAATCTATCGCAGAAGCAATGGCAGCAGCTCAGGCAGCAGCAGCGAACTACACGGCCCCGGGCAATGTACCGGCGACTGCAGGTTCGACCGCTGTTGGCGCCCCGACCGCAGCCGGCGCACCTCTCGGCCTCGACGACATGATGGCAGGCGGCGTGTCCGTCGACCATTGGTTGAAGCTGACGGCGGACGGCATCAAGATCGGAGACAAGACGAAGCCGCTCGACACCATTGAGGTCTTCGTCGACCTGACCGAGATCGCCTACATCTACCAGACCAAGTACAACCTCAATGGTTCGTCGGTCTATCACAAGACCTACGACCGCGTCACCGACGCTCAGGGTGGTCCTTGGATCTCCACTCTACAGACTGCGAAGTCCATCGACCCGAAGTCCTACGAGTATCGTTCGGCAGAAATTCCGTTCGTTCTTGGTGCGGACGTCGAAAGCAAGACCAAGGGCGAACTGGCGGCGAAGGCCGGCGAACGTCTCGGCCTCACGCTCTCGACGACCGGTTGGAAGAAGTTCGAGGAGTTCGTCAAAATTCTCGCCCGCGAGAAGATCGACCCGAAGACCGCAACCGTGAAGCTGACCCTCGGCTACGAGACGAAGCAGAAGGCTGGTGTCAACGACTGGGGCGTCCCGACCTTCCTCAACCACGAAGAAGTCGACGTCATCCCGCTGTTCGACACGGTCCACTAACACGAAATGGGGCGGCGCAAGCCGCCCCTTTTCTTTGGAGGCAAAGAATGCTCACCATCATTGACGGCAACAACTTCTTCCGCCGGTTGATCGAGTTTGGCGGCGGTGACGCCCGCTCGATCCTGAACGAGTTCCACCAGCCCAGACGAGAGACGATCGTCGTTTGGGATGGCCTCCGTGGCTCGCAGCGTCGGCGGAACGTCTACCCACAGTACAAGACCAACCGTGGCCCGCTCGACAAGGACATCTCCGTCCAATTCAACATGATCGTGCGGGTGCTCGCTCACTGCAACGTCACTCAGCTCTATCATCCGGATTACGAGGGTGACGACGTCGTGGCGATGCTCGCGAGGGACTATGCCAGCAAAGGCCGGCAAGTCTTCATCGAGAGCACCGACCAGGACTACCTGCAGATCGTCGGTGAATACCCAAAGCTGGTCACCACCTCGGCCAACCCGAAGGTCCAGCCGCAGCTCACCAAGCTCTACAAGATCTGGGTCGGTGACCAGTCGGACAAAATCACCGGTGTTCCTGGCTTCGGTCAGAAGACCTGGGACGAGATCGACATCGCCGCTCTCGGTCGGATGACCCGCAGGGCAATCCTGACCGGCGAGATCGAAGACATCGGCCTGCCAAGCCGGTGCAAGCCCACCGCGGAGCTCCTCCGCATCCTCGACGAAATCATCTCCTTCTACCCCGTCCCGATCGACGAGGTGATGAAGCACATCGTGCTCGGTTCGCCCAACTACCAAGCGGCCGACGCCTACTTGAAGGAATTTTTCCTGTGAGCACACTCCCCATTCAAACGGTCCTGATCGACCGCACGAATTTCGAGCAGCACGCCTTCACCGTCATGCAGGCGGTGAAGAACACGTCCTTCATCGGGATCGACGTGGAAACGCAAGACAGCAACCGGCACGCCGGCCTGACGGCCCTCTGCGGCTATAAGGAAGACGGCACGAAGTCGAAGACGGCCAAGACGGTCTTCGACATGAAGCGTACCGTCATGACTGGCTTCTCGCTGTACCCCGAGGGTCACGAGTTCGCCTACTACATCAACCTCAACCATGCCGACGTGGAGAACCGGCTACCTTGGGAGCAGGCGCGAAAGCTGATCGACGTGAAGCCGAAGGGCGGTCACTGGATCTCGCACAACGCTCCCTATGAATTGACGAGCTTCAAGAACTGCTACGATCTTCGCCTCGACGAGATCATCTGCACCATGCAGATGGCGGTCTCGGCCTTCGGTCCTGACGAGTACGATCTCAACAAGTTCCTGGCAGCGGGGCAGGGCGGTATCGCCGCGCTGAAGAACTCGCTGCTGCAGGAATGCATGAAGTGGGATCCGAGCCTCAAGGCGATGCCCCCGGCGCTCGAGGAAGTCGTCGGCAAGATCATCGCCAAGGAGAGCAAGGCCGAGCATTCCTACAACGGTTTCGTCAAGAGCGTGGCCTATGGCTACGGCCTCAAGGGTCTGGTGAAGAACTTCTTCAACTACCAGATGACCACGTTCGAGGAGGTGCTGAACGGCAAGGCTCACATGGGCCAGCTGACCGGTGCAGAGACGGCGGCTTATGGCGCCGAGGACGCTTACTGGGCGGTTCGCCTGTTCCGTCACCTCATGGACTACATGGCCAGAACCAATCCGGCCGTCATGGGCACGTTCTTCGAACAAGAAAACCCCATGGTTCATGTGTTCTCGAACATCTGGGACGAGGGGATGCGGGTCGAATCCGACGCCATCTTCACCCAGCGTGACAACGAGCGGGTCAACATGGCTCAGATCCTTCGGGAGCTGAAGGGTCACGTTAAGAAGCTGCTGCCGTTCAAGGACGAGCCACACGCCGGCCTGATGAAGGGCGAGAAGTGGTACCAGACGGGCTACAAGAAATACCGCGACCAGATCACGACCTGGGCCAACAGTGCTGATTGGGTGAAGGAAGGCGAGGAAGATCCAGTCGACGCCGCCGTCTTTGCTCAATGCGGCCAGGTCCGTGGTCCGGTATCAAACGCCTGGGCGATCGAGACTGACAAGCCAGAACCAACCGGCCCGAACCTCTCACACTACATGCCGATCCGAGTGCTGATGTACGATCTGCTCGGTGAGGACGTGATCCGCTCGCTCGGCAAGGTGCAGAGCGACGGCGAGGCTCGCGGTAAGCTTCTGGACCGTCTCGAGGACGAGACGCACAAGGAAGTCATCAAGGGCCTGAACCAGATCTCAGGCGTCGAGCAGCGCATGAAGCTGTACCTGACGCCCTACACTCAGCTCATGGACCCGGAAACGGGATGCCTCTACCCGCTCGTGTCGTCCATGCTGGCGACCAGGCGTATGGGTGCATCGGTTCCGAACCCGATGCAGCTCGCCAAGCGTGGTGAAAGCACCTACGTCCGCGGCTTCTTCAAGGCTGACCATGATGACCACGTCATCGTGTCGGTGGACTGGTCGGGCGTCGAGCTCGTCGAGATTGGTGAGTTCTCGGGCGATCCGGAGTTCATCAAGGCCTTCGGTCAGATTCCTCACGAGGATCTGCACGGTGGTGCAGCGGCCGACATTCTGTCCGTTGACGTGCCAGGGCTGACCGAAAAGTCGTTCAAGGCTCTGAAGGACTTCAAGACGGCCGACGACTACCGTGATCACTTCGGCCAGGAGATGACGAATTACAATCGTCTCTTCACCAACCTGAAGGGTCAGGATCTCGCGGTCGGTGACGCCTACAGATACTGGCGTACGGAAGTCGGGAAGGGTGCGAACTTCAACTATTGGTACTCGGGCTTCCTGGGCACCATTGGTGATCGCATGGGCTGGCACATCGACAAGACGGGTGATGCCACCAAGCGGTATCGAGAGCGCTTCGCGGTGGCAGAGGACTGGCGCGTCAGCTTGATCGAGCAGGGGAAGCGTCAAGGCTTCATCGAGCTGCCCGACCACCACCGTCGTGTCCGCTTCGAAGCAACCCAAATGTGGGCCGAGTATTTCGGCGCCAAGTTCAAGCTGCCTTTGGATGGTGCTGATGAGTTGGTCCACCGCTACAACGCGGTCTGGGAATACATCATCCGCAAGATCCAGGGACGTGCGAACAACCAGCTGGTCAACGCGTACATTCAAGGTTCGTGCGCCACACTAGCGAAGCGGTCGATCATCAAGATCAATCGTCTCGCTCGGGAGCGTGGTTGGACCAGCCGTGAGTTCCGCTTCATGATGCCGATCCACGACGAACTTCTGTTCTCGGTCCATCGGTCTATCGCGGTCGAAGCCATCAAGCTGATCCGCGACACCATGATCGACCACCCCGACATGTTCACCAAGTGCAAGCTCGACGCTTCACCCTCGGTGGGCCTCACCTTCGAACCCTACAGCGCCAAGAAGGGCATCCTCATGGGCCAGGTCGAACTGTTCGAGCTGCCTGAAGCTGTGGGCGTCGGAAACGTAAACGGACGCGCAACGGACGACCAGGTTCGTGGTGTCGTCGACTATCTCTTCGAACAACGGAAACTCGCAGCATGATGTACGGACTACTTAGCACTGGGAAAGGCCTCATTGGCCTTTCCTTCCACACCGGCGCTCGCGAACGCAGCGAGATCCAGACGTTGCTCTACGGGACCAGCTCCTGCCACCAGTGGCAGCAGCTCGACGAGTTCCACGTCGTCTTCATCACGAGCGACAAGGCCTACGCCCTGGACTACGCCGCAGTCGAGAGCGTCATCTTCTACCTCGCTGAGTACAATCTGGAAGACCATCTGCGGCGGCACCTGATCCGCCTGCAGAGCCAAATCAAGGTCAGGCCGAAGCCTGAACCGGAAGTCGCCGCTTGCCAGCCTCAGGTGACGGTCCACGTCCCGGAGCCTGAACCTGAACCGGACGCCGTGACACCTCGCTGGCGTGCTCGGATCCGGATCAAAACCCATGGTGGTTACGTCCATGAATCGTCCGAGGACATCGACGATGTCAGCGAACTCGAGCGGCTCGTCGACCGCAGCCCCTTCTACCGTGAAGACATCAAACACATCAAAATCAAACTGGAGCCAAAGCTTTGAACGCCATCACTTCCCCCACGAATTTCCTTTCCCCCGAAATATACCGTCAGACCCAGATGCGTGAGATCTGGACCTGGCAGTACGAAGTGAACGGCGACAGCTGGCGCACGATCGCCGGTCGACAGGATGGTAAGAAGACCGTCAGCAAGTGGACGGTATGCACTCCGAAGAGCCAGCCTACGGCCGAGCTCCAGGCCCAGTTCGAGGCTGAGGCCGAGAAGACCAAGAAGCTGAAGCGCGACTACCACGAGACGATCGAAGGCACGTCCGAAGCGAAGTATTTCGCCCCGATGCTGGCCGAGAAGTACGACCGCGAGCTGGTCACGGAAGGCTACATGGTCCAGCCGAAGCTTGATGGCATCCGCTGCGTTGCCACCAAGGATGCTCTCAAGACCCGCAAGGGTGAGCTGATCACGAGCTGCCCGCACATCCTTGAGCAGCTGCAGCCATTCTTCCGCACCAATTCAGACGCCGTCCTCGACGGCGAGCTCTATAACCATGAGTTCAAGGACAACTTTAATGAACTTGCTTCGATCATCCGTAAGAAGACTCTTTCTGGAGAGCAGTTTGCCAGGGCTGCTCGTGATATTGAGTTTCATGTTTACGATCTGGTTGACCCTCGCCAACCACGAGCCATCGCCCTTGACCGTCTCGCTGCATACACTACCAGGCTGATCAACACTGGCCTCTCGATCCAGATCGTACCGACGACTCTCGTCGACAACCACGACGAGGTTCGGGCACTGTTCCTCAAGTACGTGGCTCTCGGCTACGAAGGCGTTATGGTCCGCCGCGGTGACGCTGTTTACGAAAACAAGCGGACGGACGCTCTGATGAAGTACAAGGAGTTCATCACCGCGGAATATAAGGTCTCGCGGATTATCGAGGGTATCGGCAACTGGGCGGGTTACGCCAAGGCTGTTGAGTTCATCCTGCCCGATGATCGACGCACCGAGCAGGGCGAGCGGCCCAAGGCGGGCATCAAGGGCAACCAAGCGTTTTGCAAGGCACTGCTGAGCCGTGACGTCAAGACTGTGACCGTCCAGTCGTTTGAGCTGACTCCGGCCGGGATCCCGCGGTTCCCGATCGCGATCGACTTCGACCGCACCGACGCCTGATGGCTTTCGGCGCACGTCAGGAGGCAGATGGCCGTTGGGTTCTCTGCCTCCGCAAAGGCCGCACGGTCGACGGCTGGTCCGAGATCGACGGATCCCGGGTGACCTTCGAGTTCGCCTCGCAGCGCCGGTCCAAGGCGTGCGCCGATGAGCTCAACGAGGTCTTCTGGGACCGATACCGAAAATACAAGCTGGGGGATGCGCCCCCAGCTTTTGCTTTTGAAATGATCGAATGCATAAGGAAACATGCGAAATGAATGAAGCTGATACTCAGTATCTCCGGATCCTCAAGAAGCTGCTGGACCACGGTGTCTATCGCGAGGGACGCAACGGTGGAACCTATGGCCTGTTTGGGGAGCAGATGCGGTTCGATCTCTCGAAGGGCTTCCCGCTGCTGACCACGAAGGCGGTTCACTTCAAGAGCGTGATGGTCGAGCTGCTGTGGTTTATCTCGGGTGAGACGAACATCAAATTCCTGAAAGATAACGGCGTCAGCATCTGGGACGAGTGGGCCGACGAGAACGGCGAGCTCGGGCCGGTCTACGGCAAGCAGTGGCGATCGTGGGTGGTTTCCTGCCAGGACTACCCGAGCCAATTCCATAATAATCAGGTCACCCACATGGAGACACGAACGGTTGTTGTCGACCAGTTCAAGAACGTGATCGAAGGCCTGAAGAAGGATCCCTACGGACGCCGGCACATCATCACGGCCTGGAATCCGGCCGAGATCGACAAGATGGCGCTTCCTCCGTGCCATGCCTTCATGCAGTTCCACGTCGCGAACGGCAAGCTCTCGTGCCACCTCTACCAGAGGTCCGCAGATTGGTTTTTGGGGACGCCATTCAACGTCGCTTCATACGCTCTGCTGACCCACCTGGTCGCTCGCGAAGTTGGGCTCGAGGTTGGGGACTTTGTCCATAGCTTCGGAGATCTGCATCTCTACGAAAATCACGTAGAGCAGGCGAAGCTACAGCTGACCCGCGAACCACGCTCGCTCCCGAGCTTGAACATCTGGGGACAGAAGTCGATTTTCGATTGGAAGCCCGATGACATTTTCATCAAGGGATACGATCCTCATCCGAAAATCTCAGCGCCAGTCTCGACGTAATCTTAAGGCGAGAGTTCTACGAACTCTCGCCTTTTTCATCTTCAAACTCTCATCCGGTGTGGTCATGTACTCTCGTCATGAAAAACACTGGAAAACCAACCGAAGGCCTTTTCGAAGGCGTCTGGCAGGGGCTTGGAAAACGAGCCTACTGCTACCGAGTAGCTGATGCGGCCGAAGTTCGTGGCCGCACCGGCAGAATAGGGCTCACTCGAGCTACACCGTCTGACTACATCGTCAGCACGGATGGCGTGACATTCTACGCCGAGGTCAAATCAACCCAGGAGAAAACCTCCTTCCCATTCTCCCTTCTGAAGAAGGGACAGTCTGCTGCTGCCCCTCAGATCGTGAGCGCGGGCGGCGGCTATATCGTCTTCGTACATCACATCATCACCGGCACTTGGTACCGCATCCCCTGGCAAGTCATCCAGGCGGTGAAGGACATCGGCCGCTCTTCTATCCCTTGGACCGAATTGGAGAATTTTAAATGGACACACCAACCCACTTCCTAGACATCATGGTCGACATCGAGACCACGGGGACCAACCCAGAGAACTGCAGCATGATCCAGCTGTCAGCCGTCAAGTTCGACCTGGCTACGCAGTCGGTCCAGCCGTACACGGAGTTCTTCGATCGCTGCCTGCTGCAGCCGAAGAACCGGTATTTCGAGGAAGACTGCCGCACCAACTTCTGGGGCAAGCGTCCGCAGATCTACAAGATGATCAGCGCTCGCGCCGAGGATCCGGCGACCGTCATGCAGGACTTCGTGAAGTGGGTCGGGTTCGACAACCCGAAGCCGGTTCGCTTCTGGTCCAAGCCAATCACCTTCGACTGGGGCTTCATCGCCTCGTACATGCGCCAGTACGGTCTCCAGAATCCGTTCCACTATCGCTGGGCGATGGACATGAACACGTACATCCGCGGCTTGGCCGGCGATCCGACTGTGGAGAGCCACTACACGGCGTTCCAGGGCGAGGCGCACAACGCCATCATGGACGTCCTCAACCAGATCAACCAAGTCTTCGAAGCGGTGAACAAGTATGGAAATCGTTGAAAATGGAAAGCGTATTGTCCTTCTTGGAGACCCTCACCTGGGGCGGGCTTTTGTTAACGGGGTGCCTCTCCACCGCCGAGGGGTGCGAGAGAAGATTGTATGGCAGGATTTTCTGGAAGCTCTGCATTTTCCAGGTGGTGATTTTGACTATCACATTTGCCTTGGCGATCTCTTCGACAAATGGATCGTTTCCTTCGATCTCATCCTGGATGTTGCAGCTCAGTACCGAGCTGCAGCCGCTAAGCACCCAGGCGCCCATTTCTTCGTGCTGAAGGGCAACCACGACTGGACGCGGGATCTCCAGCGCCGGTCGGCCTTCGACGTCTTCGCCGCCTTGGTGGCCGACGTTCCGAACATCACCATCGTGGCTGACGTGATCACGGTGGACGGTCTTGTCCTCTACCCCTGGCATCCCCTTTGGGATGCCAGTGACAAGTTGAAGGGCGTCGAGGGCAACATCCTCTTCGGCCACTTCGATATCGAGTTCGGTGAGCACAACATGGTGCCCACCAAGCTTCATTTCGAACGCATCTACACCGGCCACGATCATAAGGCACGAACCCTGAAGCGGGACGCGACCGAGGTGATCGTCGTCGGTTCGATGCAGCCATACGCTCACGGCGAGGAGGCTGACGACAGCCTCTACATCACCGTCCGCGCCGAGGACATCACCGACCCGACGATCTTCAAGGACAAGTGCCTGCGGATCATCGGCCGATACGAGGGCGACATCGACTGCCTTCAGATCACGTACAAGCAGGACAAGACTGATGACGACAGCGGCCCAATCGAGTCCGTCACCCTGGGTGACTTCGATATGGACAAGCTCTTTGCGGAGGCTTTCGCAGAGGCTGGCGTCTCTCAGGAGCGAACTGCTCAAGTTCTGGAACAGTATCAGGCAAAGCGGAACACCGATGCAGCTTAATGATCTCGACCGAAGCTTCGAAGAGTACCTCTGGGTGCTCGACACTTGGCTCGCCGTACCTGGCCTCACCATCCCCGAGTCGACGCTGATCAGCACGTTTCGCAAAGGGTTGTTGAAGAGCAGCAACGACTTCGATCAGCTTCGCCGGATTGCCCTGCAGCCAGCCTTTTTACCAGTGCTCAAGACGGCGATCGCCAAGGCCATTGCCGCTGGAGTGCTCATCAATTGGAGTGACTACCCACATGCTGAAGCAGCTTGAATATTCGGTGACGTTCCCGTCTACCGGCCGCACCCTTAGCGAAGCCGTCCTGTTCCAGGGCGGCTTTGGTGCTATTGTAGGTCCGAACGAAAGTGGCAAGTCCATGATCGTCGAGATGGTCCGCTACTGCCTCTTCGGTTCCGACGCCCTCCGGGGCAAGGCCGACGATTACAAGAACCTCAAGGCGCGGCTCGACTTCCGTCTCAAGGGCAACGACTACGTCATCCAGCGGACGCAGAACAAAGCCATGCTCGAGGAGAACGGCGAGATCATCTGCACTGGTACTCGACCGGTCAACATCAAGATCCCGCAGCTCATGGGTTTCGGCTTGAAGGTGTTCGACATGGCCTGCGTGGCCAACCAGCACGCTCTACTCGAGCTGGGCGACATGGGGCCAACTGAGCGCCGCCGTGCCGTCGACAGCGTGATCGGCGTGTCCGTCCTGGACGATCTTTCGAAGTCCGCTGGCAACGAGGCTCTGTCTCTGAAGCGTGCGGCCGACGACCTGGCCAGCAATGCCCGCGAGCCGACTGCGCCAGTGGCGCCCGAAGGTTATGACCACTCGTCCTTTCTTCTGCAGGAGAAGGAGCATCTCGACGAGCTCCGCTCTCAGGCCGACCAGCTCCACGGCTGGCTGGCGGCGATCGAGAAGAAGGCGCCGGTCAAGCCAACCGATCCTCATGGTGTGGGATCTGCGATCGTGCAGGAGCTCCTCGACGAGCAGACCGCTCGCAAGGTCCAGCGCCAGGTTCTCGAGGGCGAGCTCGCTCGCATTCCCGCAGCATCTGGGATCACACTCGAGGATCTCGCCACCGATCGCGAGAGCCACAAGCTGGCTCAGGCCTATCGCGCCCGCCGGCAGTTCCAGAGCCTGCACCGGAAACCGGAGTGGGACCAGGCTCATCTGGATCAGAAGCGTCTCGACCTGGAAGCGATGAATAACCAGAAGCGATTCAACCACCTGGTCGAACAGCTGAAGGATCTTCAGGAGCAGGGCGAGCATGCCTGCCCGTCGTGCGACCACCACTGGCCAATCGCTGGTGATGCCTTGGACAAGGTGAAAGCCGAGATCAAGCAAGTCAGCGCCTTACCTCGCATGTACAACATGAATGCCCTGACTGAGGAGAAGATCGACGGCTACCAGCGTATACTAGACGCTTGGAATCGTGTGGCTGAGGAATGGGAAACCGTCCACCAGCACGCTCCGGACACGGAGCCGAAGGTCCGCTGGACGCTCGAGGAGATTACCAAGCTCGAGCATGGGCTCTCGCTGCAGGACCGCCGCGCCGAGATCGTCGCTCAGCTCGACGCTACGAAGACCAAGGATGAGCCTGACTACGCCAAGATGCTTCGTGAGGCTCAGCAGTATGAGGCTCAGCTCGCTGTCTGGTCCAGCCAGGTAGCCGAGTTCGAAGCCTGGGAGACGGAGAAGGGCCAGAAGCTGGTTCAGCTCACCATGCTCGACATGGATCTTCAGGGCTACCCGGATCTGATTCAGGCTCTGAACCAGGCTCAGCTCTACGAGCAGCAGTTGGTGGTCTACAGCTCGCAGCTGGCCGACTATCAGCGACTGATCGACCAGGTGGTGGCTTATCGCACTGACGCCGACGAGTGGTCCAAGGTGAAGGACGCTCTCGTGATCCTGCGGTCGAAGATCAAGCAGTATCTGGTTCCGAGCCTGAACAAGGTCGCAAGCAGCCTCCTGTCTCACATGACTGGTGGTGAACGTCAGTCGATCGTCGTCGACGAGGACTTCAACATTCTCGTCGATAATCAGTCGATCGACACCCTGTCAGGTTCCGGCAAGGCAGTGGCGAATCTCTCGCTGCGAATTGGCCTTGGTCAGGTGCTGACTAACAACGTCTTCTCGCTCTTCATGGGCGATGAGATTGACGAGTCTATGGACAAAAACAGAAGCGAGAAAACGGCGACAGTTCTTAGAACTCTCGCCGGTAGGATCTCCCAACTCTTGCTGGTGTCACATAAATCTCCTTCAGCGGATTACTTCATCGCTGTAGGAGAAAATAGTGAATACCAACTCGAAGACGTCCAGTCTCATTAAGGAAGAACTCAAGCGCACGGGCGGCAATCTCTCAAAGGTCGCTCGTGCTCTTGGCCTCGATTACCACGCTCTGCTCGACCAGCGTAAGCGGGAGCTCGCCACTCGCAAGGTTGGCATTACCCCGGTCGATGGACCGGAACCGGATGACATCCGGACGCTCGGCCGTCCAGGCCATGAGCACAATGTCGTCGCTGTAAAGCGCCAGGGCCACGGATGGCCCGAACATTTCGCCGCAGCCATTGCGGACGCCCGTCAGAAGTATGACGCCGGCTCTCACGAAATGTGCCAGACCACGGAAAACGGTTGGGTCGTCTTGTACCTGATCCCGCGGCTGAAGCCGGCAGGACGCCGGAATTTCTTCTCCACCATGGTGGTCATGTAAGATGACCGCGATCCTTCTCTCTTCCGGTCGCAGGGTCGACCCGTTTGCACTCGAGGGCGTAGTCCTCGACCTCAACGAACTCATCCCACCGCTCGCGAAACTCTGCCGCTACACCGGCCATGTGAACCGCTTCTACTCCGTCGCGGAACACACGGTCCACCTTGTGAACAAGGTGCCCGTGGGCCTGAAGCGTGCCGCAGCTCTCCACGACCTCAATGAAGGTCTCACGAATGATCTGCCGCACCCGTTCAAGGCCGCGTTGCCCGACTACGTGTCGTTCGAGGTGGCCGTGCAGCAGCACATCTTCCGGCAGTTCAACGAGCCTTGGGAGAACATGGAGCTCCTGACCCACTACGATCGCCGCATCTGCGCCGACGAGATGGAGCAGCTTTTCGAGCCCCCGTACATCATCCCGGGTCTCGCCCCGCTCGATGTTCGCGTCGAGGGCTGGGAATGGCGCGAAGCCGAACAAAAACTCCGCAACACCTTCAAATTCCTGGGGCTCCTCTGATGACCATGCTTCGCTACAACGCCGGCAAGATTCCGGTTTCGCTCATCCCGACCAGCTTCTTCGAAGCCATCTTCAACAATGCCTACGAATGCGGTGCTGCTCCGTCGACGAAGCTCCTCGAGCTCGTCGGCCAGGTGTTGGATTTCGGCGCCCAGAAATACAACGCACACAACTGGCGCCAGGGTGGCAGCTGGTCGTCTGTCATGAACAGCGCCCTTCGCCATCTCGTCTTCCGCATGATGGAAGGCTTCACCGTGGACACCGAGAGCGGCTTGTCCGAGGCGGGCCATCTCGGCTGCAACATCGCGTTCCTGCTCGAGTTCGCCAGTCAGGGTATCGGTGACGACGACCGCTACGTCACACCAACGGCGCCAGAAGGTCTGGAAGCTAATCCGGAACCGAGCCTGATCTGGGTTCTGAACGAGCTGCTCGCCTTCCGCGATGGTGGCCCGCTCTCCCACCTGGCAACCGCTGCTTGGGAACTCGCCCGTTGGGTCGAGTACCAGGGCGATCCACAGCCGGCTCCGGACAATGTCGTCAAGTTCCCCGACGCTCCCCGCATCCCCACCAGTGTCCTGCCTTTCGGCTTCCCTGCCTTCGACGGCGAACAAGTAATCTTCCACTAAGGATCCACGCACATGCAAGCTTCTGAATACCAGGCCCAGTTCGGCCGCACCCGCGCCCCCGTCTTCTTCCCGCACAACGTCCATCCGGCGTTCGTCGGCCAGCTGATGGAGGCTCGCAAGAAGTCGGCCGACATCATCGACGCCGTGAAGCGGGCTCTGATCTATGGCAACACCGAGCGTCTGAAGAAGACCGACTATGCCAAGGTGGCCGAGAACCCGCTCGACCTCCCGTACTTCATGGACGTCGACGAGCTGCATGCCATCCTCGGCATGGAAGGGGAGGTCGGTGAGATCTCCGAGGCCGTCCTGTCGGACGACCCCCGCGATGTAATCCGTGCCCGTATCGTCGACGAGGCCGGTGACTTCCTCTGGTACCTCGCGCTGCTCTGCGACAAGTTCGACATCAAGTTCGAGGAGCTGTTCGCCGGCAACATCGCCAAGCTGGCCAAGCGCTATCCGGACAAGTTCACCACGGACCTGGCTGTGAACCGTGACCTGAAGGCTGAGGCCGAGGTATTTGGTTTGGGAGCGGTCCATTGAAGCTCTGGCTCATTCTCTACGTCGGCACTCAGATCGGTGGCACCTGGGGTCCGCTGCCCTACGGCATGGATGAGTGCCAGGAACGGGCCAAGATCATGATGGTGGATGTGGTCGAGGCTAAGACCAATCCGGCCAAGATCGCCAAGATGAAAGAGGAAAGCCGCTTCGAGGATTTCGAGAAGATCTTCTTCAAGTGTGAGCAAAACTCCGTCCGTCCGAAGATCACCTTCGTCCACTGATCCTTCCTGAACCAGACTGCATCAGCCCCGCCATGGCACCCGCCGGCGGGGCTCACCACCTAAGACATCCAACAAGGAAAAACTGATGCTTTTCAACGAGCAAGTTGCGCGTAAGCCCAACCTTTATCCGTGGACTGACGACTTCATCCACGCCATCACCTCTTCACCATGGACAGTCAACGAGTTCTCGTTCCAGTCCGATTTCGACCAGTTCAAGACACAGCTCACCGACCAGGAACGGCAGATCGTCGTTCGCACGCTGTCCGCGATCGGCCAGATCGAGATCGCCGTGAAGGACTTCTGGGCGAACCTGGGCCGGAACCTGCGTCACCCTGCGATCAAGGATCTCGGCTACGTCATGGCGTACACCGAAGTGATCCACAACCAGGCTTATGAGCGTCTGCTCGAGGTGCTCGGTCTCGAGTCCGTCTTCGAAGATAACCTGAAGGTCGACGTCGTTCGCGCCCGCGTGAACTATCTCCGGAAGCATGCTCAGCGTGTCTACGAGGACGATCGCAAGCAGTACGTCTACTCGATCATCCTGTTCACGCTCTTCGTCGAGAACGTCAGCCTCTTCAGCCAGTTCTACACGATCATGTGGTTCAACCGCTTCAAGAACGTGCTGAAGGACACTGCCCAGCAGGTTCAGTACACGAAGAACGAAGAGACGCTCCACGCCCAGGTCGGCATCAAGATCATCAACACGCTGCGCCAGGAATATCCGGACCTGTTCGACTTCGAGCTGACCGAACGCATCCGTCACGAGTGCATGGAAGCATACTCGGCCGAGAGCAAGCTGATCGACTGGATGATCGGTGACTACGCCGACGACAACATCAGCGCCGAGATCCTGAAGAACTACGTCTCCACCCGCCTGCAGGACAGCCTCAAGGCCATCGGTATCGCGTCACCCCTGAACAACTGGCCGATGATCGAGACGTTCTGGATGGATGAAGAAGTCTTCGGAACCAACAAGACCGATTTCTTCCACAAGAACCCCGTCGACTACACCGAAAACGACGTCGCATACGACCCGAAGGAACTATTCGCATGACCAGCTGGATTACCGATGACACCCGTAAGTTTCTCTCCCGCGGATATCTGCGGGAGGGAGTGTCCGTAGAGGACCGCATTGCCGAGGTTGGCAAGCGGGCAGGGGAAATCCTCGATCGCCCTGACATCGGAAAGAAGATCTCCGAGTACCTGCTGAACGGCTGGATGAGTTTGTCGTCTCCGATCTGGTCGAACTTCGGGCTCGCCCGTGGCCTGCCGATCAGCTGCAACAACGTCTACGTGGACGATACCATGGACAGCATCCTGCTGAAGACGGCCGAGATCGGTGCCCAGACCAAGTACGGCGCCGGCACGTCAGCCTACTATGGTGCTCTCCGTGGACGTGGCGCTGGCATCTCTGGTGGCGGCTCGAGCTATGGTGCTGTCCATTTCATGCAGATGGCGGAAACGACAACGTCCGTGGTGAGCCAGTCGAATGTCCGCCGTGGCTCGATCGCCGTCTACCTGCCGGCCGATCACCCTGACATCGACGAACATCTGACGATCCGCACGAAGGCCAGCCCGCTGCAGAACGTCCAGCCAGCCGTATCCATCACAGACAAGTTCCTGGAAGACGCCTTCGCCGGCAGTGAACGCAACCAGGCTGTGTTCGCCAAGATCCTCGAGCGCCGTCGCGCCAACGGTCGTCCGTTCATCTTCTTCCACGACAACGCCAATCGCTTCGCTGCGGACGTTTATCGTGATCAGAAGCGGACCATCTGGTCGTCCAACCTCTGCACCGAGATCATGTTGCCCTCGACGGCGAGAGAGTCGTTCGTCTGCAACCTGCTCTCCCTGAACGTGCTGCACTATGACGACTGGAAGGACACCGACCTGGTGAAGGTGGCCATCTATCTGCTCGACGCCGTCATGTCCGAGTACATCGAGAAGACGAAGGATCTGCCGTTCATGGACAGCTCCTATCGCTTCGCTCTGCATCACCGTGCCCTCGGTCTCGGCATCCTCGGCTGGCACTCGCTGTTGCAGTCCAAGATGATCGCGTTCGAGAGCGCTGAAGCTTCGATCTTGAACATCAAGATCTTCCAGCAGATGCAGGCTCAGTCCTATGAGGCGTCGGAGCTCCTCGGCCGAGAATACGGTGTTCCGGAGATGCTGATCAACTACAAGCGCCGCAACAGCACCACCATGGCGATCGCGCCGACGAAGTCCTCGGCCTTCATCCTCGGCCAAGCTTCTGAAGGCATCGGCCTGTTCGAGAACAACTACTTCGTTCCGGATCTGCAGAAGGGCAAGTTCACCTTCCGCAACCCGTACCTGGAGAAGGTTCTCGGCCAGAAGAACATGGACAATGCTGAGACCTGGCGTTCGATCCTGCTTCGCGAGGGCTCGGTTCAGCACCTGGACATCCTCACGGACCATGAGAAGGCCGTCTTCCGGACAGCCAGCGAGGTCTCTATGGACAAGGTGATCGAACAGGCCGCAGCTCGTGGTCGCTACATCGATCAGGGTCAGAGCCTGAACCTGAAGATGCCGCCGAACGTGACGCCGAAGGAGCAGATGCGTCTGACCCTCAAGGCCCACAAGCTCGGTCTGAAGTCGCTCTATTATCAGGAGTCGACGAATCCGGCCCAGGCTCTGGCTCGATCGAACGAGTCCTGTGTGGCATGTGAAGCATAAGAAAAAGGCCCCTCACGGGGCCTTTTTTATTTGTCCTGTCCGTAGAGCGTCATCTCTCTCGATCAGTCGTCGACCACAGGACGACTTCTTTTCGTCCAGGGTGATGAACTCCCCGAACTTGTCGTACACCTGCACCTTCGACATCCGCTTGCCACGCTCGGGAGGAGGCACTGTCTCGTCGAAACAGGTCCGGATGTCAGCGGGCAGGAGAGGCAGGTTTGCTCTGTCCGTGAGGCCAGATGTTCCACAGCTGCTCAACATCATCGCTGTCAAAGCAGGTATCGTCAGGCTTCTTAATCTTGGCGCGAGCATTCGCCAGCTCCTTCTGCAATTCTGTAATCCGACTCTGATCCTGTTCCCGCTTCACGCGGTCAGCAGAGTCGATCGCTATTCCGAGGTTGATGTCCTTCACCCACTTGGCGAGCTCGGCCGCTTCGTGCCTCTCGTTCGCGACGTGCTGTCCGTAGAAGTATCCGCCAAAGACCAGGCCTGCTGCCACGGCACAGATCAGGACCGGTTTTGCTAACGGCTCGAGGAGCGTGAGAGGAATCATTCCACTCCCCGCATGCACATGTTCCGCTCCGTCGCTCTGCGCTTCGCCAAGCCCGGGAGCACGACCTTCTTGCCGTTCACTGTCCCCTTGTTCCAGGCCAGCATTCCTTCGCAGGCGGCTTTGATGTTTCCGGTGCGAAGATAGCGGGCCGAGCTCGAGCCACAGAAGCCCCCGACTCCGATGTTGTAGCTGAAGCTGTCGAAGGCTCCTCGAGTCTCGACGGGGAGGGCGTCCCAGTTCTTGACGCATGCCGCGTTACCTTGATCGTAGTGGGCCATGCGCTTAACCAGCAGGTCATGACACTCTTGCCTGGAAAACTTCCGGCCCTGCATGGACTTCGCATTTTCAGTTTCTCCCATGCAGTAGGTCAGCACGCCGACCGCATCGCGGTAGACGTAGCCGACATAACCTTCCGCCGGTTCAGCAATGGAGACGCCGATCGCAACAGCAGCACTGGCGATCGTGCCGATGATCGTCTTCTTAGCCATTCTTGGCTCCTGAGATTTTCTTCTGGGGGATGAGGCGTCCGTAGACCGCGCCGAGGCCGACCAGGCCGTCCAGGATGGAGAAGCCAAGTCGGACGGCCGGCGGAAGCGACGAGCCAGCCATCATGGACAGCAGCGTGTCGCAGATCGGCTCAAGCACGACGAGGAACAGGAAGAAGTAGACGCACATCAGCGACCAGGAGTGACGCAGAATCGTCCACCAGTCGGGGTGCAGCTTCGGCATCAGAGCCCCACGAACTTCTTGAGGAGCAGCGGGCCAACAGCGGAGATCACAGCACTGGCAACGGAGCAAAGCGTCACCAGGCGGACGACCTTCTCATTCAAGGCCGTGTACTTTTTCTCGAGGTCCGTGTGTTGGGCTTTGAGTTCCCCAATGGCCTCCTTGAAGCCATCCTTCACTTCCTTCACCTGGGTCGAGACGAAGCTGTTACGCTCCTCGAGCACGACCAGGCGCTCCATAAACTCCGCCATTGCAACGAGGCGATCAGACATCTGCCGGACTGCCGATTCAAGGCCGTCAAGCCGGTGGGTGAAAGCGTCGGTGAGGGGCATACGGGAACTCCAATTGGTTCCCGTAAATATGGTTACAGTGGCTGGAGGATTCCCGTTCCGGTTGACTCAGAACGGTTCAGTTTGAAGGTTATAAGGGCTGGGCGAAACCTTATAACGGATAATCGGAAAGGCTTAAACCTTATGACGGATAATCGCATAGGTTCTGTTATGGAACCGATGCACCGAATAGTTGTTCAAATTTTTCCCTGATCATCTTAATCAGAAACTCGCTTCCGGACAGTCCATAGGTGTCGGCCAGGACCGCGAGCTTCTCGCGATCCTCGTCCGTGCCATACGCGATGATGCCTTTGTTTCGGGTCTTGCTCACCAGGCTATCTCCGTTGCTGCTTCGATTGCGGCTGGTGTTGTCGCTGCGGCCACAAGATCCTTGGCCACCATGCGTTTGTCTTCGATCATAGGTCCGACGACACGCCAGCTCTCGGCCATAGTGAGAATGACAGCCGCGGCGTCCAGGAGCGTGACGTTGTATCGCTCAGCGTCGATCGCCACTAGGCGGACCAGGTTCGGGTTTATGTTCGGGTCCGCGCAAACCGTCTCTGCTTGGCGTTCCTTCTCCAGGTAGGTCATGGCCTGACCGGCGCCGAGCGTGATGTACCTTCCACGTGCGAGCTCGGCTGCAGCATCGATCTTGGCGATCGCCGCGGCGCGGATCGGAGTCAGATCCTTCTTCAGATTAAGCTTCATCGATCGTCACCTTCACGTAGCGTTCCATGTACGGCCACTTCTCGAGCACGATGTTGTAGGTCGCCGGCATCTCGGCCTCGAGCTCGAGCTCGCCACCGGTCAGGATAGTGGGATCGCGGTCCACCCAAACGTTGCAAGGATCCGGCAAGCCAGTCAGCTTGACAGTCTCACCGACCTTGAGATTGATTTCGGCAGGTACATCGAACTTCGGCCGTGCCGTGATCTGTCCATCCAGAATGTAGTCGCTCTCAATGGCACACTTCACGGATTCCAGACGACCGGTGATGACTATCTGCTGCTCGAAGGTGTCGACTACCTGCTCGCCCAGCTCATCGACGACGGGCTGACCTTCAGCGTCGATCCTTGGAATCTGGACCGTCTCCATGATGGGCTGGCCCGTTGTGGGGTCGACGGCGCCGATGTCAGGCAGGGCCACTGGAGGGAAATCCAAGTAGGGTCGCCCCTGCTCCTCGAAAGCGGCATGAATGTCGGGGGAGACTGGATCCCAGATGGCGTGAGTGATCCGGCCGTCAGGTAAGTGTTCGATAATCATACAGCGTAATCCCAAATGAAGTAGCCCATGTAGATCGGTCCCCAGGTGCCCGCGTAGAGTTCCAGCCGATCGTTGAAAACTTGTGCAACCCCGTTCAATCCCAGGGTCAAATCGTTGAACTGCAAATACATCCATTGATAACCCAACTCGGCCGAGTTGAAGTTGTACGGGACGGTTACCTGGGGGATTCGAGAGAAGGTCTTGCCAAAAGGGATGACGGTCGTCCCGGTGACGTAGACCTTGCCCGAGATGAGCAGCGTCATTGCTGACCAATCAGACGAGAAGTTCAGGTTTACATTTGCAGCACTCAGCACGTCCATGCCTGGACGTGATACCTTCAAACCCTCATTGCTGAGCAGCACACGATTAGGCAACGGCGGGCAAGCTCCAAACTCGATAGCGGATATATCTCTGGGCCGCACTGCCTGCGGGGGTGAAGCGATTGCCCAGGCTTCCATCACCACCGTTAGGTGATTGGATGAAATAGATTTGAGTCCAACTCAGATACTGGCAAACAACCTCGTACCAACCGACGCTCTCGAACTCGACGACGGGCTTGAAGCCAAGGTTCGGAATGTTCACGACGGTTGGTGTGAAGCCACCGGCGGTTTGAGGAATGACCCCACTCTGGACCACCTGCACCATCTTGGTGTCGACCCGAAGCAGAAAGTCGCTGTCCAGTGTGGCGGTCTGAACTTCCTTGCCAGGTTTGGTGATCCACAATCCATATTCAGTGCCCCGCTTACCGAGGAGGACGCGACCTACCATTACGGTTTCACAATCCAGTAGTCGAACCATCCGTACGTGCGGGTGACTCGATCAGGAGGATACCAGGCGGCTGTGGCACCAAATCCCAAGGTCTTGCCTGTGGCGTCATAGCCTCCAGAAGAGAAGAGGCCACCGATCTGGGCCTGACCGATTATATCGTTGCTGAAGTTGCAACGTGGCGCGACAACCATGGTGGGGAGCTCGTTCGCATCCCAGCTGCCGCCTAGATAGATTGGTGAGGCCCCGAACCAGGACCATCCGACCATGTCGGCCCATTCCAGGAGACCTTGGACAGTTCCCTGGGAAAGGACACGCATGGCGGTGAAGTAACGGCTATCGAAGGCCAGCTGCTCCTTGGTCAGGGCAGGATCGAGAACATTGTAACCTGGCTTGGAGGCTCTTAGGACATATGTGCCTTCGAAGGCGCCGAGGATAATTCTGTTGGTCATTAGTCCGCGATTAGAATCCTGGTGTTGTCGAGCTCGATCCGCATCTTGTTGTTTGCCGATCGAGCCACGCCCGCGGTCAAATCACCCATGTTTGCGGTGACGGTCGATAGTGAAGACACACTTAGTTTCGCAGCGGTGACAGATCCAGCCGCGAGCTCCTCTGCAGTGACGCTTCCTGCATCAAGATGATTCGTTTTGATGGCGTTGTCCGAGATCTCCGTCGCGCCGAGAGCCAGTGGAGTGCCGAAGACTTCGGTGACTGTGAAGATCGAGCGGTTGCCAGACTTGTCGACGGCTCGAGCCCAGACCCAATACTTGACGCCAGCCAGCAGGCCGACGATCACACCACGGGTGCCTGAAGCATTGCCGCCGAACGTGGACGTCGTCACGTCGTTGACCGTATTGGTGAACAGCTCAATGTACGAGATATCGGAGTCGGACGGATTCACCCAGTTGGCGACCAGGATCTTGAAGCCAGGTGCGACCGACAGGCTTGTCGGAGGTTCCGGCGGAATCTCGTCACCCACGCCACCGCTCGGAAGCGGGATCTCGAGCATCATCTGGTTGCCGAAGTTGAGATCGGAATCGTCCTCGAACAAGTCGTAGAACGCCAGCTTGAAGTACCAGGTGTTGTCGGCCTCGAGCGGGATCGCGACGTTGTTGTTCGGTCCCTTGTAGACGAGGTTGCTGTCATCTGGCGTGAAGCTGTCCGTCAATGAGGCATGGACCACGACGCCGCGGAAGTCGCGGATCGGCGGCACGTCATAATGGACGACGGCAGCTTCGTAGAGAACCTCGACGCTCTGGGTGGCAGGAGCTGCCGGTGCATCGTTCTTGACGGCCAGTGTGACGAAGTCGGACCTGAACCCGAACTGGTCCTCGGTCGCGATGGCGATCTTGAAGGCACGACGAGGCGTTCCACCGCCGTCGTTCATATTGACCGTGTACTCGTAGGTGTACCACGTGCGGTCGAGGATTTCCTCGCGGATCACGAGATCGCTCAGATCGCGGATCTGCATGATGTACTGCTTGAAATAGTCGTCCTTCGATGCACCCCATTGGAAGAGCGGCGAACGGCTTTCGAAGTCCGTCTCGGTCGGCTCGTCGATCATCCGGAGACCGGCGATCCCGTCTACCACGCGGGTGTCGCCAATCAGGCGGTGCTCGATAATGGCCGCTGCAGAAGCGTAGCCGTTCACGTCGACAGCCGTCACCTCGAAATAATATTCGCCGGCCGGAATGTCGTCCCACTCAAACTGGGGGACCGGGACTTCGCCAAGCAGCGCGATTGGGCCGTTGTCTCGCGAGCCAGAGATCTTGTATTTGGTGACGGTCTTCGTCGGGCTCGGGTTCCAGGCCAGGGTGAGTGTCGTGACCTTGCGGGCGCCAACGGAGCGGCTGGTCGCCCTCACCTTCAGATCCGTGATAGGTTCGGGCTTCTTCTTCTGATCTAGGACGTACTTATCCAGGTCATCGATCGAACCAATGTAGCCGTCGACGTAGAGCCACTTGGCTCGGTTCATCTGCATGGCCTGGATTTCGACGTTGTCCGGATCGCCGTCCACTTCCGTGATCGACATGACGCGGAACGCGAGCGGTGCCACATCACCATTCATCTGGGAGATGGTGAAGACGGCGTCGTCCGGAAGATCCGGCAAGTCCACAGTGGTCGTCAGAGCGGTCACAGCGCCCGTGACATTGGTCAGCTCGCGGCTGTCCATCACGAAGTCGCCAGTCGCCTCGCTGATCCGCTGGAAGCCCACCTGGTAGGAGTAGCCAGGTTCGAGGAAGAGTGGGTCGCGGAGATTGATCGTCCGCTTGCCGGTCACACTCTTCACACGTCCGCTGAGGCCAGCTTCCATGTCCTCATCCGCGACGGTGATAACATCATACGGCGTGAGATAGAGACCCATGCGGTTGGTCTTGAAGTTGACCATCATGGTCTCGGTCGTGCCGGTGATCAGATGATACCGAGCGCGGCGGATCGCTTCTTCTTCGTCGGTGCAGGCGATCGCTTCGAAGTTGAACGGGATGCGACCGTACTTATTAATATGGTCCTGGTCGTAGACACGACGGCGGTCGTCCTGCCAGCCCAGGTTCTCATTCGTGAACGTGACCGTCAGATCGTTGTGGCGGGTCGAGATCTCGGTGAACGAGTACGTGAAAAGTCCGTCGACAACGTTCTCAGGCGTGAAGGCCACGGCGGGATTGAGATCGCGGTCAATCTTGATGACGCCCTGACCATTGCCGTCGTCAAAGAAACGGCCGGCGAAGATGCCGCAAATGTAATTGATGGTGTCGCGGCCACCCTTCGGGTCCGAGATCAAACCGTTGAAGGTGAAGCGGGGTTTCCCAGACGCCGTTCGCGTGTCGCACCAGACGCCAGCGTCATAGACATCCCACTTGTCGATCACGATCGGGTAGTAGGCATTCATGCCATACCGGTCGTTCAGCACAACATCGTTGGCGACGAAGGCTGGGTTGTTCGTGTAGGCGAGCTTCCAGGTGCCGTCCCAGACCCCGGTGTAGACACGGGTCGTCGAGTTGTAGTTGGACGGAACACGAACGATGCGGCCGAGGTAAATGCCTGAGAAATCCGGGATCGACGAGAACTGCTCGCTCGCTCGAGCGATCACCTGGGTGCAGGCGAGACCCGGGAACTTGTAGTTCTTCGCGGTCACCTCCTGGAACGACTCCCAGGTGATGCTGAAGAAGTTCTCCGTCGTATCGATCGGAGAGGTCTTGGTGACGCGGAACATGTAGGGCTCGTTGGCCCGAGCGACCGGGATGCGGAGCTCTTTCGGGAACGGTTGAGTGGTCTTCGCGGTGATCGCGATTTCACCATTCGTCAGGACGACGTCACCGCCGGTCCCGTTCTCACCGAAGGTACCAGGACGGAGCGAGGATCCCGCCTGGATCCAGCTCGAGCCGTTGAAGAAGTATGGACGCTGGGCGCCCGTGTGCAGCCAGTAGTCGCCTTGCTCAGGAGCGAAGCCGAGTTGCGGGCCGACGAATGCTCTGGTGGCCCGATCGCCTCCCCATGAGGAAGCCTCGGACCAGGTCCAGCGATTGCTCGCGAAGTAGAGACCGGCTGGGAAATACCAGTTATATCCGTCCCAGATCTTTGGCTTATAGTTGTTCGAGGTGTCGAACCAGATGCCAGCGTTGGCCGTCGTGATCGGCTGCGATGGTGCCCAGTAAGTCGGCCGATCACCTGGAGAGGCGTTGATCTTTGCCGGTGTTCCACCAGTCCCATAATAGATGTCGAAGCTGTCGCCAGAGATTTGCGGCGGGAGTGGATTGACGCTCGGCGTCCGGACGGGTTCCCAATACTGGCCACTGACGAGTTTGTGTTCGATGCGCCAGCGGCCGGTGTGATTAAAGGTGCCCTTGTCGTTCTGCGTCACCAGCTGGTTGATGACGAAGCGCAAATCAATGTAGTCGATGTCCGTATGGGTGCCCTGCCGGATGATAGCGACGTTGGGTGCCATCTCGGTGTTGACCGTGGTGGACGCGCCGAAGCCACCAAGACGGGAGTAGATCTCCTCCCCCTGCTCGCTTCCTTTGTAGTCGACGAGCTCGAAGTTTTCGAAGTTGTTGGAGCCGCTGTCGTCCTGGAGTTGGGTCTCACCGACCAGGTAGGATTTGGCGCCGTTCTCCAGACCTTTGATTGGGCCTTCGCTGATGCCCAAAAGTGCTTCGACCACATCGGTCGCGAAAAGGGAGTCGGCTGTCTGTTTAGGACTGGAACTAGATCCTCCCTTCGAACCGCTAAGTTTCCGAAGGGAGATATCTTGAATTGTCATAGACTTATCCGGCGTTTCTTATGTACCGGTTTAAGTGGGGATTAATGAGCTGTTTTTCCAGAGCGCCAGCGGTTCTGCATCCACTTCAGACGCTCGGCTGCTTCACCAGGATCAAACTCGAAACGGATGAAGTTCATCTCGCTCGTCGCGTAGGGATCGATGAGTGCCACAGGGCAATTGTAGAGATCCTTGGCGTCGAGGTTCAGCTCCTCGGCGTAGCGGTCAATCTTCTTGTACGAGGCGACCTGGAGAGCGTGCCAGATCTGCGAGGATGATGGACGCATGCCATGGGCATAACCCGAGGTGTGGATGTGGCCGGCGACGTAGATGTCGTGGTGATCGCCGTCGAGCTGAGCTGCCTTCGCAGCACCATAGGACTCCGACCACATGGACTTACCGCGGAACCCGTGGACCGAATAGATCTTCACGTCACGTCCGTTGGGCAGCTGCAGCTGCAGACGAACCTTGTTCGACTTGTGGACCAGAGCGTTGTTCGCGAGGATGTGCTTCAGGATGTCGCCACCCTGCCCCCACAGATCGTGGTTGCCGTCCGTGTAATAGAGCCAGTCGATCTTCTGGAGAACGTACTCGACCAGTGCCAGGGCTTCGTCCGCCGAGGTGCTCTGTTCCGAGTAGAGACGAGCCAGACGGCCAGCCCAGTTGTTGAAGACGTCACCGACGTTGGCCGCATATAGACCTTCATTCCGGCCGTCGAAGAGATTGACGTGCTCGAGCACCTGGGCCAGGTCTGTGCCATCGTCGTCCAGGTGCATGTCACCGAAGAAGCCAATGCCGATTGGGCCGTCGCGCTTGACGCGAACCGGGATGATTTTCTCCCGCTCGAATTTCTCCCGCTTCTGAGCGAACTGGTTGATGCGGCGCTCGACCAGGGCTTCGATGTCGATCGAGGGTTTTGGCTCGTCGACAAGCTCGAAGTCGCTGTCGTCCCAGCGTTTCTTCATCCCACGGATGCCAGACTCGGAGATGTCGTAGCCCTGCTCCCGCAGATAGCGAGCGGCGGGTCTGAAGCCCCCCGTCATGCCAACTGCCTGCTTGATGAGGTCTTCAGATGGACGCATTAGAGATCCTATGGTTTGTACTCGATCGCGTTGATATCGAACGACAGGAAGTGTCCGTAGACGCGGCGCCTGCCGTAGAGGATTGGGATGCGGGTACCGATCGCCACCGTGTTCTTCGGCGTGCCGAGATAGCCGCTCTTTCGCGTGCTATCCCCTTGCGTGTCGGTCTCAGGCTTCGGGGCCAGGAGTGCTGTCAGGCCTCCGAGTAGGGCCAAGGCACCAACCTTGATCAGAAGCGAGCCGACGAGCGAGCCAGCGCCCAGCATAAGGCCGACGCCGACAAGTACAACGCCGAGGAGGATCTGAAGCAGACCACCCTTCTTGCCACCGCTCAGCTGCGGGACGATATGGATGAATTCGACGTCGGGCTCGATCGGCGTGTGGAGGGACTCCTCCGTATCAAAGCCGACAATCTTGATGCGATGGCGACCACGAACGGGGTCAGGCTGGAAGCCTTTGACCTGGCGTGTGACACCTTCGATGATGTCCGCGACGGTGTGACCCACCATCTCAATCGGGCCATCATGAAAGGCAGCGAAATAGCCGTGGAGAATGACCTTAATCCGCAACGAGAACATCTCCGTCCGCGACCACGTACTTCGTCACACCATCATTGCCGATGATGTAGTGCTCGAGCTCGGGCCAGTTGATGAACGAATGGAAGTCGCCGGCAGATAGGTTCGAGTCCTCGCCAGGGTGGGTGTGCCAGCTGGCGGCTGCGACCGGCGTGTAAAGGACGAGATCCTCACCCCGGAAATCGAAGCCCTCAGTTGGCTGCTCGCAGATGTTCTCGCACTCGACGATCTCGCCTGTCTTCAGGATGAAACCACAGCGTTCCTTGTCGCCCTCATACAAGTGGAGAAGTTCGGAGGAAGTCATCGAGTTTCCTTTTGACGCTCGGGCTAACAATATCGAGGAGGTTCACAGAGCTCTCGGTCTGCTCGAGTTTGACGTCCTTGTGACGGAGGACGGCGAGAGTGGTGTTGCGAAGCAGAGCCCGATACGACTCCACGGTCGACAGCCGGCCCCAGAGATGATGAAGCACCTGGCCGTTCTCGACGAACACACCCACGTGGTTGGCTACGGGAGAGTCGATGCCACAGAGGATCACGTCACCTGGTTGGTATTCGGATGGGTGGCAGTCGAGCAAATAGAAGCCGCACTTGCGATAGCGGTTCATGTAGAGGTCGAGATCGTTGTTCCAGAAATCCTTCGGGCCAGCGTAGTTGGGTAGCTGAATGCCGAAGTTGTCAGCGTAGAAGCCGCGGATCAGGTGGTAGCAGTTCTGGTTCTTGTAGCTGAACGGTCGGTGCAGCAGGTGCTCATATTTCAACATTAGAGCGACACCATCGGGAACTCAGGCGGGATGAACATGCGGCACGGAATCTGGAAGTTCGCGCCTTCGGTCATGTTGCGGAGCTCGAGCGAGATGCTCTGTCCGGAGATGAGCTCGCGGATGCGGCCGACGTACCACATGCGTTGCTCGAATTTGTTCACATCCTTCTCGACATGATCGCGGAGGACGCGACGACGGATCACGGTGGCCTGGTCGAGCTGGCCCTTGATCGCGGCCGAGTTAAAGATCCCGAACGGGTTCATGACCTGGAGAATTGGCCGGCTTTCCTCGCCGTCCGCCGATCGAGTGTCGCCGGTCATGCGTGTGGCCATGCCTTCGTAAAGCTGTCCCTGCCACGTGGTGGTGTTGTCGGTCTTGAAGCGGAAGATGACCGGTTGGTTCTTCAGGATGATCGTGTAGAGATCGACCAGCGCGTCGGCTGTGAGTTTCTGTGCTTCTTGTTTGTGCTCAAGAGGCGCAGTCGACGTCATGGCTGGGTCGTGACCTCCATCTCGAAGGATTCGACAGTACCTTGACCGTCCTCAGCGACACGGTATTTCAGCGGCTTGCTGAAGCGAACGGTCAAAAGCCCCTTCCCCGGCAAAGGCAGAATGAACTTCTCGAACAGCTTGTGCTTCAGGTAGAACTCTTCCAGACGAGCGATGTTGATCTTGGGCATGATACCCGTGAGGACACGGCCAGTCTCGTCCGTGTAAAACTTCATCGTCTTGTAGTGGAGCGTGTACTTTACCTGATCAGGTCCGCGAGGTCTGGCTGCAAATTCATAGCCTCGCCCGAGCTGCACCTTTGGAGAGGACTCTGGGTATTCCGTTGTCCAGGTGAAGTACGGGAAATCATACGTTTCCATGCGGGTTGATATGGGTTTGATTCCCTTGCAATACAAGGGTTTGCGGTCGCTGCGCTCTTAGTAGATAAACCTTGAGTATTCGTGGTGCTTTCTTTTTTCCACCCTATCCTCCGCGACAACCAGCCGAGCCACTTCGGGCACAGAAGCCTGATCAGGTTGAAGTCGTTCTTCTCGCCCTTCCGCTTCTGAATCTTTCGCTCGATCAGCCGCATATCGTGGGCTTTCCGGATCGTCTTCTGAACCATGGATCTCGAGACAGCCGCACGGGCAGCGATGGCGTCGACGGCGCAACGAATGACAGAGCACTCACCAGCCAGCTTCGCCAATGTTGTGAGGACCGCCTGCTCAGACATGGTGAACTGGGTAGCGATCTCCGGAGGAAGAAATCCCGCTGCAACCAGTCCACGACGGCGGGCAATCGACGCCTCCCTCTTCCGGGGCTGTGGCTTCTTCCGCTCGATCTCGGTGAACACCGTGATGATCCGTTGGTGGATCAGAGTCTGGCGTAGTTTCAGGGCCGCGTCGAGCTGGTGAGCTCGCCGGTCGCTGAGCTCGCCTTTGTGGTGCTGATCCCAAAGGATCCTCGAGAGATTGGTGCAGACCTGAAGTTTTGTGGCTTTGGAAATAGCACGTTTGAGTTGCAGAGCAACCAATAGGTTTCCCGTCAAAGCTGTACCTCACTTAGGTATAAGATATCGTTCGAGAAATCGGCAAATTTCCCGTTGACACCTGATTCGTTTTATGAGAGCTTTGACCTTGTGAAGGGGCTTCAAGAGCTCTCTGAAGGTTTGAACAAGCACTGGGCGGCAACCCGGTGCTTTTTCGTTTGTGGGTAAATTACGTCAAGACTCACGTCCCCCGTTGCAAATCAGTGATATTGTGGCCTAGTGGTTGAGTCGTGCCAACCCCTGAGCAGAAAACGCGCAGGGGTCCACAGATTAGAATTGTCGATAGATCGTTAAGGTGCTGTTAAGGGTTATGCAGTTTTTCAGAATTTTGTCCGCAGCAGCGATCACGTTGATCGCCACCACCGCTTACGCTGCCAGTGAGCCGGCACCTACCGGGACTGACAAGAAGGTCGCGGACATCATTCGCAAGTCAGCAAAGGATCCATGGTCGGTTCGGGATCTGAAGGCTGGCAAGCCCCACCAGGCGGTCGACAATTTCCGCTATCCTCGAGCATGGGCAGTCTGCACGACCTTCTATGCGAAGAATAGTTTCGGGGCGTACAGCCAAGGGTTCTACCTGGTGTTCTTCAAGAACAACCAGGTGATCGATGCACTCGGCGGGCCGGGGATCGCACCTCATCCTGAGTGCGGTCCCCTTCATTCCGTCAAATTCTAGATCTGACCCATCGCTACCTGCTGGATCAATTGCTTGATCGAGCCGCGGTTCTGGATGTTGGCGCTGACGGTAGCGATGATGTCGTTCGGGCCAGACTGTGGGACTTGATCCGGCGAGACAACCCATACGTTGACCATGCCAGGATCCTGCTTCTTGTTGCTGTTCGCAGCGAGACCCTGGAGAGCGCCTTCCGAGATCTGGCGGTTGCCCAGGTTGTTGATGTGGGTCAACTTATCCTCACCGATCGCCTGGACGGCCGACTGACGCAGAACCATCTCACCAGGCATCAGCTGGTAGGCGCCACCGTCGCGGAACGGAGCGACCGCACCATTGGCGGCTCGGATCAGGCCACCAACAGCCTTGCCGCCGACGATGCCGAAGAGACCCTCCCCCAGCTGAGAGAGGATGCTAGAGCCGCCGGATCCACCGCTGAACAGCGACATGATGATCTGGTTGGCGAGGGCCTTGGCGATGATCTGCATGAACATCTGGAGGATGGTCTGGCCGAGCTGCTTGAACGCCTCGCCGGCCGACATGGTGCCAGAGGAAATGTTCATGAAGAACTGCGAGAAGCCGGAAGACAAACCATCAAGCACCTGACCCCAGGCGTTGCCCACCTGGGTTGCCAGCGGGATCATCTTACCGGTAGCGTCGATGATGCCGTTCTGCTGAGCCCAGGCTGCGGTTGCGGACTGGATCGCATTGACCGTTGTTGGCCCCTGGTTCGCCTTGGCAGCGTCGAGGAGGTTGTTCTGCTCCTTCAGCTGGTTGTTCTTCTCGATGAGGTCGTTCTCGAGGGTGCGCCACTGCAGCACCTCGGTGTCACGCGAGCCGTCCGTGTTGTTCGCTTCTGCGTCAGCCGCCATGCGGCGAACTTCAGCGATCTGCTGCTCGATGAGCAGGACACGGTTGGCAGCTGCCTCACGCTCGCGATCGACCACGTTCTGCTGAAGCTTCTGAATGTCCAGAGTGGTGTACTTGCTGGCCATGTCGGGCTGCTGGGCAACATCCAGTGCAGCCTTGGCGCGATCGACCGGCCGCTGCAGCTCTTCTTCCGCGGCTTTGAAATATTCCTCAATCACCTTCTGAAGGTCGGAGTTGAGGTTTTCGTGCAGGCCGTCCTTCAGCTCCTTGAGCTTGTTCGTGTAGTCGGTCGGGTTGGTGTTCTTGAGCTCGGCATTCTCAGCATCGAACTTCTTGATCTCCTGATCCAGGAGCTGGTCGTGGGCGCTCTGGATCTGTGACTGCAGATCCTTGAGCGACTTTGCGTCGTCCGTGAAGCGGACCTGGGTCTTCAGGTTGCCGATACGGGACTTGAGGCTGGTGATCGCAGCTTCTGCCTGGGCCTCGATACCCTTGTTGATGTTCTCCGTGGCCTGACGTTCGGTCTCTTCGAGGATCTTGGACGTTTCAGCCGAACCGGCGGTGTCCGTGCCAGAAAGAAACGCCTGGGCGCGAGACATGCGCTTGCCGACGTGGTTGATCGACGGATCTTTGTTTGGCCGTTCGAAGATGTTCATGAACGCCTTCGACAAAGCCTGCGGATCTTCGGTACCTGCCTTCAGCCGTGCGAAGAGATCCGGGTAGTCACGCATAAGCTCCTTCAGTACGAAATCATACTGAGTGTTGACATCGTTCGCGGCTGTGCCCTTTTGGATTGCAAAGGACCGGAGCTCGTTCCAGCGTGTGCCTCGCCACTGGGCAACACCATGGGCGGTGCCATGGTCGCCTAGAGCATTCGGATTGAACTCGGACTCGACGGACAGGTTCGACGCGATCGCAGCGGCGCCAGCCTTGGAAAGACCGCGGTCCATATAGTGCTTGATCGCAGACTGGGCGCTACCAGCCATTGCTTGGCTGATCGGCTCGTTCAGATCGATGCCCTCGAGCTGGACGTCAATGTTGCCGATCTTGTTGAGCTCGCCGCTGAGCTGGCCGGTCAGCTCCTTGATCTTGTCGACGAGCGCGTTCATGGCTGCACTCGGCGGCGTCTTCTTCAGCTCGGCCGTTGCTTCCTCGATCTTGGTGCGGAGGGTCTTCGCTGCGTCCTGGACAGCTTCACGCTGGCGCTGCAGCGACTCCTTCTGGAGGTCGAGTTCCTTCTCGTCGTTGGCACGGTTCTGCTCAGCCAACTCGGCCGCAGCGCGTTCCGTAAACTCCTTCCGCTCCTCCTGCAGCTTCTCGACTGCGTCGGTATCCTTGTTCAGGTTCGCGAGGCGGATGAGCTCATCATAGAAGTTGATGATCTGTGCCGTCGTCGTCTTGCGGAGCTCGTCGTAGCCCTTCTTCGCAGCCTCGAACGCTTCGTTGTTCTTGGCACCAGAGATCTGCCGCTGCCAGCGGGCCAGCTCGCGGTTCTGGTTCTGCTCGGCCTTCTTGACTTCCTTCGAGGTGTACTTCGTCTGGTTGGTGACAGCTTTCTGGCTCGCCTCGTTCAGCTTCAGCTGCAGACTGGCCAGCGCCTGGTCGATCTGCGACGAAACGGACTTGTCGTCGAGACCGGCGAGGTTGGGGTCGGTCGAAGATTCCTTCGCGAAATCATCCTTGAACGCCTGGATCGACTTGTCGCGAACGGTTTCCAACCACCGGCGGACGGCGCTGTATGCTTCGATCTTCTCCTCGTCGTTCAGATTCCCGGTCGAGATCGCGCTCATCTTGTCGTCGAACGTCTTCTGGATGAACTGCGACTTCTCGCTCAAACGACCAAAGGACTTCGAGCCCTGAATTCCAGCGTCGGCTTCGCGGCGCAGGATGGTGACGAGATCGGCGTCGGCTGCGGCAGTCTTGGTCAGGTTGGCAACGATCGGGTCGAGCGTGGCCTTCAGCTCCGTGAGGAAGCCGAGGCTACCGTTGG